TTGTTTTAGCTTTAGATGTCTTAGGAGCCTTTTTAGGCTCTTTTTTCTCTTCAGCGACTATTTGCTTATCTTCAACTACTTTTGGCTCTTCTGGCTCAACTATAGGCTTCTGAGGAGCTTTCTTTGATTGAACCATAGTTTGCTTATAGACTTTACCTACAGAATTAAAAATCATTACAGAATCTCCGTAGCTGAAACAAATTCAACTGTCATATCAATTTCTTTACCATCATTAGCAACTATGTATGAAGTCACTAGATCCATTTGATCAGAAGTAAATAAAGTTTCATCTTTATTCCATCCAGCTTGTTCAGCTTCAGAAGCAAGCTTTAAAGTAATTTTACGATTACCAAAAAATGTAAGATTAACTTCTTTTACCAATGTTGTAGGTATGGCTTTATCGTGATAGTCAGAAAAACCAATTGCAATTCTGTCCCAACGATTACCTAACTGAGTAAAAGCCAACACTCTAAATAGTAATATACCAAAAGTTTTATCTGGATCAGCAACAGGACCAGTACCATAATCGCCTTCACTATATCCATAAGCAATATTGCCATCATTACCAACGGTAATCTTATAGTTATATATTTTATTTGACAGATTCTTAATCTTTGTTCCAGGACCATCTAATCTTTGTTCAGCGTTAAATGTATTTCTACCAGCATTTACATTCATTATATCTCCTTTTTATATTTAAAGACATATCCCTCAGACATAGATAGTCCGAAGGGATGTCTTAAGTAAGCTGAAATTAGCTAGCGGCACATTCTATTCTGGCGATTCGCTCTGGTTGGAGTACAATTGATGCATAGAAGAAATTGTATGAAAAGAATCCTCTAAGACCATAAACATCTGTGCTATCAGCTTTACCTGGAGCTTTAGATTTGAAAACAATTTTGTTGTTCCCTTGTAGACCAACAGTTGCAAATGACTCTGGAGTAATATACAAGATTGCATGAACATCAGCAGCTTGAGAGTTAAACTCTTCATCTTTTTTCCAGAACATTTGTCTTGGAGATTCAATAAAGCGTGTATCATGGATTGCTCCAACTTCACCCTTCATAACATTACCAGATGATGCATATTTATGCACTGGAATCCAAGCGATATCACCAGAAGTATCAACAACAGATTCAAGGTCATATTTAACATCTGAATCAATATAAGCAGTCCAACCAGCATTTACAGGCATTGTACTAATTTTAGTAGATGCACCAATTACTGAAGTAGTTTTCTTAGCTTTATTAATAAACAGTTGTTTAGTTGTTTTACGAATAAGATTATATGCAGAAACACCAGCCATAATATCTGTTACTGTATCACGAGAAGTAGCAGTACCAGTATAAGCAACAACACCAGCAGCATTTAACATATCAATCTGTGTTAAGTCATCTTGAACTTGTCCAGCCATATAACCAAGCTCTTCTTTATAGTGAATTTGCGTTGGTTCTTCAGAGAATAATTCTACTTCATCAGAATATTCAAGGTAGTTACCAAAACGCTTAAGTGATGTTTCAACTGTAATTTTAGTAACACCAACTCTATTAACACCAGTAGAACCCTCTGTAAGTACAGGCATGTTATCAGTAACATATCCAACATCACGAGATGAACCATATTGATTACCGTTATGAGTACCAGCAGCAATTTCTACAGGAGCAGGAAATCCACCTGAGTTAGCATATGCAGTTGCATCAGCAAGAGCAGCAGCATGTTTAGCAGCACTGTCAGCACCATCATATCTGTGATCTAGGAAACATTTGTTACCAGCTTTATAACCAGCATTGTCAGTAACAGGAACATAAGTACCAGTACCTTCATCCCAAACGAGATTCCCTTGATCATTCATATTGTCGTCATCGAGAATATGTAACCATTTACTTACTTTATATGTTTTACCATATCTTTTAGGCATATTGCGTCTATCAGCCATCTGAGAATATAAGTTCTCTTCAATAGCAGCTTTGATACCAAGTCTGTCATGCCAGTGAGTTACTGTATTAGCACCACTAGTTGAGTTTGTTCCGTTTCCGTATGTTGAACCTGTAAAATTAGGCATATTTATTTCCTTAGTTATTTAGATAAGAATCTAATAACGCTCCATTATTTTTTCTCGATAAGACATAAGTTCATCATCAGACATATTTTCTATATCTTTAATAGATGGTACTCTAGTCTTTTGTCGATTAGAAGCAGCAGAGCGTTTCTTGCTCTTATCAACAGGAGCTTTTTTAGGCTCTTGTTCTTGAGTGATATTGACTCCTTGTTGAGCCAATGGCATCTGAGGCTGAGTATTATCTGCACCTTGTACAGCTTCAATATAATATTCAATGTCAGATCTTCTACCACCATCCATTAATTTCAGCTTTTGTGCATGACCACTATAGTAATCATATGCACCACTTTTAATATCTTCATGTAGCCCTCTTATTAACTCTGGTCTTTCAACAACCATCTCCTGTGACTTAGGATCTAAAAAGTTATTTACTAAATTCTGAGTAAGAGCATATTCTTTGTCAACTGAAATTTCTTTTTGCACTTCCTGTAGACTTAGTTGTCTATCATCAGGAATGAATCTGCCAGGATTGTAACCATCACTAATTTCATCAGTTATATCCATGCTGTCTATACCAGATTCTTTTATTAAGCTTGCTAATGCATCTTTACTTCCTCTTTTGATTTCAGCCAAAAGAGATAAATCAACTTCGGATAACCCTTGGTTTTCCATTATAGCAATAGCTTTTTTATGTCCAGATATAGCTTGTAACTTTTGAGTTACAGCAGCACCACCAGATGCTAATGTGTACAATTCTTCCATAGAGTTAATTGGTATATATTTACCACTAACTTTTAATGGAGCAAATTCTTGAGTAGGAGTATCAGGGGTGTTATCATCACTTTCATCACTATTAGATCCTTCGTTAGAAGCCTCATTATTTTCCTGAGGTTGTTCAACTTCTTCTTCAGATGTTTCTGTATCATCTCCATTAACTTCATCATCAGGTTCATCATCAGGTTCAATGTCTCCGACATCACTGTCAGCAACATCTTCTTCTGTTGGTTCACCATCATCTACATTCTCTTGCTCACCATCATTAGGAATATCTTCTTCTGCTTGTTGAGCATTTGACTCTTGTGCAGCAGCAGCTTCTAAATCTTCATCAGAGAGTTCAAATAATTCTTCTTCAGTCATATTAGTTCTCCTCTGCTTTTAAGTTAGCTTCATTTTCAGCATTAAACTGTGCTTCACGAAATTCATCTAGTTGGGTCTTTACAGATTGTCCAATAGATCTTATCATTTGAAGAGCAAATTTTATATTACTCAAGGCATCAAGATCACCAATGATTCTATCTCTACTATCAATAATAGATTGTTCAGGGTGAGCCAATAAGCTATGTAATCTAATAACTTCATTTTGGAACAGGTGTTCAGTAAAAACAGTATTGAAATCTCTAGTTTTTTCTAATCTTGTCAATGCATCATAGATGTTAACTATAGCTTCAGCTTCTTCTACTGTACGAGGTTGTTGTTCTATAGGTGTGCTCATAAAGAGTCCTTAAAATAAAATTTAATGATGAAATTGAGTTTAGCGACATCTTTCATCTTTCAATAACTTGGTCGTATACAATTAAAAGTATATCATAATTCTATTTCTTAGGTTCTCTCCTTGATTGCTCATCACCAATAGCACTGTCAGCAAGATATTTTAATGTAGCTTTTTGAGCTTCTCTCATATTTTCATTATAGATCTCTTTATCTTTTTGTCTAGAATCAATTTCTGATTTAAATAAATCCTCTTCAAGATCTTTTCCTTCTTGTTTTCTAAGGAAATCTAAATCTGTCATATCAGCATCACTATGAGTTTTTCTAGCCTTAGCTTCCTCATTAACTGCTTTTGCTTCTTTAAGTCTTGAGTCAACTTGATTCTCACCAACTCTAGAATTTCTCTCATTAATTTCAGATTGTAATTTTTCAAGTTCAAGCTGTTTCATTTGTTGTTCAATTGGATCTGGTTGTTGTACAAATTCTTCTATTTTTTTAGCTAACTCTGGCATTCCTTTCAATCTAGCTTGTTCTGACAATAGCATTTTAGTTAAATCAAACGGTAAAGATTGAGCCATAGTCTGTAACATAAACGATAAATTATTAGACTTTTCATTCTCAACTTCTTGAGTATTAACATCCATAGATATATCAATACGACCCTGTAGATCATCTGGTTTAATAGCAATAAACTCTTCATCGGTGATACGAATTATCTGATCTTCTTCCATCCATTCAGCGTCCATAGAGTACCACTTTCTAAGGATTGGTATAAGGAAATTCTCTTTGTAGTTTCTGGAAATATCAGTCTCTCTACGAGCAGCAGCATCCATAGTGGAGTTTACACCAGGAGAACCATTTCCAATATTTGAAGGACCATTAGAAGGACCAAAAGGACGAACACCTGTAAGTGATTGTATATCGTTATCAACAATGTTGTAGAAATTAAGAACATCAGTAGGAATTGCATTAAATTTACCTTCCCACATATCTTGATTGGTTCCAAGATATTCAAAATTTTCTCCTCTCTCAAATTTTGGTTTATTAACAATATCAAGAGTTCCTTTTTTAACACCACGCTGACCATTAGTAGAAGCATCTAGCGTATCTAATATAGCTCTTTTTATACCAGTCTTGATCTTTTGGTCAGTTGAAATAGTATCGCCCTGAGAAACACCGTAAATTGAATATGGATCACTATCATATGCACAACTAACAAAAGGGACCTTGCCATCTGGATATGGATTATTCTCCAATCTAATAAGAGTATCTCCAACCCATGTACAAACTATTGGTTCAGCAATACCATCTTCGTCCATATCGTAATTACCCCAGTACTCAACTACTTCGAGTTCTTGTCTTGGTTTATCAGAGAAATAAAAAGAATCATCTCTATAATATGGACTCTCTTCATCAATTATATATTCACCATCAACAACTATTTTGTCAAGATTTTTATATCTTCCATCTTTTCTTAGTTCCGATAATGATGATTTATATTTATAAACAACAAACTTAGCATCATCAATATTGTTCTCTGCAGTTGGATCAATCCACAGCATAGAATTTCTAACTATCTCAACTCTTGGTCTATTAACAATAGTTACCATTTCTGGAACCATTTGAGTACCAATTTGACCTTGCTCATAAGGAGGCATTCCTTGAGCCATAGCTTGTTGTCTTCTTTGTGGATCTTGAATTGGAATCAATCCCATAACTGGTTTTTCTACTAATTGTTCCTCTTCTTCAAACTCCCATGATACTCTAGCTATAACAGTACCTTCTCTTTGAAGAACCTTGAAACTATCAGATATAAAATTATATCTTTCAAAATCTCTACAGAATTGAAAGTTTAATAACAATCCAGCTTGAAATGATGTTATTTTGTCTCGCTGTGTAACTGGAGATGTTTTAACGATATCATCATTATTAACAAAAGGATCAATTACAGATGCATGTTGCCATAAACTAGATTTTTTAATATCTCTAGAAACAACAGTTGCTTTACCTTTCCTCTCGTTTCCATATGGATCACCATTATATTCTTTAGCCCATTTGAGTATTTGAGAATCCCATCCTCTCTTATTACTGTCACAAGCAGCTAAATCTCGTTTAAATATATTTAAAATTTTCTTTTCATTTACTGGCATATTTGATCCTTATTTTTGAAATTATAACACATTAAGAATTGACATTATTTTCCCATCTATTGAAACTGTCATCCCTACCTATTGTTGATTGTATTTTATTATCTATCTCACTTATCATATCTGGAACCATAACCCTAGCATCTATCATGCTGTATACTGCTCCTGCGTCCATTAAATCTTTATCTAGTACATCAGCATTATATTGTTCTATTTCTGCTTCTATCATATCTGATTCAGCTTTAGTCTTTCTCTCTTCTTTATCAGAAAAATAATCTAAAGTAGCATCAGCTATCTTAGTTATATTTTTTACCATAGAAAAAATAGATTCAGAAGATACATTAGAAATAGATGTAAGAGATGAAGTAACACCTCCAATAGCTTCTGTAATAGCATTAGAAACAGCTCTTCTAACAATATCAAACGAACTAACAGCAACAGCTTTTGTTCCTGTTTCAGTAGCTTTTAAAGCAGCTTCTTTAGCTAATTCAGAGCTAGCCTTATTTAAAGCTCCATTTATCATGGATATAAACCCAAGTATTGATGATACAAATCCTAGAAATTGAGCAAATTTACCAATTACTTTAACTAAGTTTTGAGCAGATAATCCACCTATTGAACCAAGAATCATATTACCAATAGTAAGAGTAAAAGATGCTGTAGCTACTGCACTAGCTGCTGCACCCAATGGTCCCAGCATACCAGCCATAGCTTGAAATGTATATACAGAAGC